AAAAACTCGACCAAACGCCATTATGCTTGAACTTGAATTAATCGAAAACAATTCGGCCGAGCTAGTGAGCCTTCGGGCTGGATCGGCTTACCGAGGTGTGGTAAAACCGCGAATTCACACAAAACTTACCGAAAACCCGAGCAAAGGGCTTGATTTCGTTGAATTCTGCGCTAAATACGGGCAGGAATTACTACCTTGGCAAGAATGGCTAAGTGAGCAAGTGCTCAGACTTAAGCCCGATGGAAGATTCCAGACTCCAGTAAATGGCATCTTAATAGCCCGTCAAAATGGTAAATCTACTTGGATGGCTTGGCAGATTCTATGGCGAATCTTCGGACTTGAGCAGAAATTACAAGTCCATACCGCTCACAAATTAACTACCTCAGCTGAAATCTTTTACAAAATCTATGGAATCATCACAGAGCATCCGGAATTGGAATCGCAATTAACTAAGAAGCTGGAAGCCCGAGGATTTCAAGAGCTTCAATTTACCGGCGGTCGAAGATACCTAGTGAGAGCTTCAAACAGCGCTACTCGAGGCATTGCAGCGCCCGATACGATATGGCTAGACGAAGCTCGCGAATATCACGATGAAGATGTCTGGTCATCGTTGCGTTTTACTCAGATGGCCTCAGCCAATCCTCAAGCTTTTCTCCTATCTAACGCCGGAGATCAACATTCAATCGTTCTAAACAAAATGCGAGAACGGGCTTTAGCCTCGATTATGTCTGATGATTTAAGTCTCGGATGGTGGGAGTGGTCAGCACCACCGGAAATTAAATTCGATAACTCAGCGACCTTTTGGGAAGGGGTAGCCCAAGCTAATCCGTCACTTGGGCATACCATTCACCCTGACAATATTCGAGCGGTGTTAAACGACCCCGAGGACATTGTACGCACAGAGGTTCTATGTCAATGGGTTTCTACGATCAACCCAGTCATTCATCCGTCTCAATGGGCAGCTTGCGCGGTCGAGGGTCTGCGCTTGAATGAATCCTTTGATACTTGGCTGGCGCTTGATCTCTCCCCTGATAGACGGCAAGCTGCGCTAGTCGCGAGTCAGCGAATCGACAAAGACCGATTCCAAGTCCAGCTTTTACAGACTTGGAGCAATCCGGGATATCTCAGCGATAAATTAATCGCTAACGATATTGCGGATTGGTATAGACGCTTTTCGGTCTTAAAAATCGCTTACTCGGCGCGAACGGCTGGCGCAGTTGCCGCAAGACTTATCCCGGCTGGCTTACCTTGTGAGGCTATTGACGGCCAGCCTTATGCCACAGCTTGCGATCAATTTCTTAGCGCAATATCTAGCCAGCGTTTAGCCCATTCCAGCCAAGAGGAATTAACCGCTCATTGTTTGTCAGCGGTTAGGGTTAATTTTGGAGATGGCGGCTGGGTTATGGGTCGCAAAGTTTCCGCGGCGGTTATTACGGGAGCAGTAGCCGCCGCTCTTGCCACTACTTACGCCACCCAATCGAATGATGGCGTAGATATCGCTATCGCGTAGCAGATATCCTCTACACTTTAGCCGTAATGGGTGCTATTAGAGATTTTTTCTTTCCTGCGACCTCGCCTAGTCGAGTTTCAGATGTCGAAGCCGCATTGACTCCAGTTCAGATTGCCGATTCCGTATATAACATTCTCGGCGGCGCAACGAACACCACTCGACAGCTTGCGATGAGTGTTCCCTCCGTAGCTCGCGCTCGTAATATTATCTGCTCGACCATTGGCTCATTACCTTTAACAACATTCAATCGCATCACCGGGGAATATGTAGATCCTCATCGCGTAATCAATCAACCAGATCCAAGAGTCGCAGGATTCGTTATCTATACTTGGCTCGCCGAAGATATCTGGCTCTATGGTGCGGGGTATGGACAAGTGCTCGAGATGTATTCGGCAACCGATGGCGGACGCGTTCGTTCTTGGACTCGCGTTTCACCCGATCGAGTCACAGTTGATACCGATTTTCTAAATACAACAATTATTGGCTATAAGGTCGATGGTAAAGCCGTTCCATTAACCGGCGTAGGTTCGCTCATTCGATTCGATGGTGGCGATGAAGGATTCTTACACCGCGCAGGGAAAACAGTAAGCGCGGCGGTCTATCTAGAAAACGCAGCCGTTACTTATGCGAAAGAGCCTAATCCTTCAATGGTTTTGAAATCAACCGGCACTAATTTACCGGCTGAAAGAATTCAATCATTGTTAAACTCTTGGCGAACCGCTAGACAAAATCGCGCAACGGCTTTTTTAAATGCGGATGTCGATGTCAAAGAATTCGGTTTTGATCCTAAGAGCCTACAGTTAGCAGAAGCTCGTCAATATGTGGCGCTAGAATTGGCGCGAGCTTGCGGTATTCCAGCTTACTTCTTGAGCGCCGAAACTACTTCAATGACTTATTCAAACGCGGTTAGCGAACGGCGCTCATTAGTTGATTTCTCACTTCGCCCGATACTTAAGGCAATTGAGGAAAGGCTTTCCCTTCCGGACTTTGTTCCAAATCCGGTAATGGTTCGCTTTGATCTTGACGATTTCCTTCGCGGTAACGCGTTAGAGCGCGCTCAAGTTTATGAAATTTTGAACCGCATTGGCGCGATGAGCGTTGAGCAGATTCAACGAGAGGAAGATCTAATATCCAATGAAAATTAATCTCCCAATGGCTATTACAGCCGCCGATTCAAATAAGCGAACAATTACCGGAAAAATTGTCACTTGGAATGAAGAAGGCAACACCTCGGTCGGGCGCACAGTTTTCGCTTCAAATTCAATTGAGCTAAAAAATGTTAAATTATTACTTGAGCACGATCGCACCCGTCCAATTGGCAAAGTTGTAGAATTTACCGAGACAAAAGACGGCATCGAAGCGACATTCAAAATTGCTAACACAATGGCTGGAGAAGATGCGTTAGTTGAGGCATCGGAAGGCTTGCGCGATGGCTTTTCCGTAGGCGCGATGATTAACGAATGGACAAACGACAAAGGCGTTATGAAAATTACAAGCGCCAGCTTAGAAGAAGTTTCGCTGGTTACTGATCCAGCAATTGATTCGGCTCGCGTTAGCGAAGTCGCAGCTTCAGAAAACGAAGCACCGAAAGAAGAAGATTCTGAACCGGCAAAAGCTGATTCAGACAAACCAACCGAAGGAGACCAAGTGTCAGACACTACCGCTCCTGCTCCTGCCGTAGAAGAAGCGGTAGAAGCAGCTAAGGTGGAGACAGTTGAGGCATCTCGCCCAGCGTTCTACACCACCCCTCGCCTAGAGTTCACAAAGGCGAAATATCTCGAGGCATCAATCCGCGCTAAGGTTCTTGGCGATGATGAGTCTCGTCAATATATCCTCGCTGCTGATAGCAACACTTCAAACAACAGCGGACTAATCCCAACTCGTCAGCTTACAGAGATTGTAAATCCACTCTCAAACGCTGATCGTCCATTTATCGATTCAATCAGCTCCGGAGTTCTTCCTGATGCTGGTATGACTTTCGAAATTCCAAAGATTACAACAGTTCCAACAGTTGCCGAAACCGCTGAAGAAGCACCAATTACAGAAACCAATATGGTCTCTAGCTTCATCTCGGTTCCAGTTAAGAAGTTCGCTGGTGGTCAGCAATTCTCGGTCGAGCTCTTGGATCGTTCTTCACCTGCGTTCTTTAACGAGCTAGTTCGTCAAATGGAATTCGCTTACGCAAAAGAAACTGATCGTTATGTAACCGCTGAGGTCGCAAACGCTGGCGTTCTAAACGCAACCGGACAAGCTAACGATGCTCAAGGCCTTCTCGGTTATGTATCTTCAGCAGCCGCAGCAATCTATTCCGGATCTCTCGGATTCGCTCGTAACATTGTTGTTACACCTGAGCAGTGGGCTAAGATTATGAGCTACAACGACGCTGGCCGTCCAATTTATATTGCGTCCAATCCATCAAACGCTGGCGGAGCATTAGCACCTACAGCAGTTCGCGGAAATGTCGCAGGACTTGATCTTCGCGTATCTCGTAATATCACTGGAGCTGGCGGCGATAACCTCGCTGACTACTCGATGGTAGTTCTCAATCCTGAGTCTTATACCTGGTATGAATCAACCCGCTTCCGCTTGGAGACCAACATTGTTGCGACCGGCGAAGTGAAGGTTGCTTACTACGGCTACGGCGCATTGGCGGTTAAGGTTGCCGCTGGCGCTAACTGGTTCAACAAGAGCTGATAAATCTAAATAGTGACGGCCAGTCCGCTCCCGAGCTGGCCGATCACCCCTTAATAGAAAGGATGGGCTAATGCCGACAATAATCACAGCTTCGGAGTTACGCGCTGCGCTCGGTGTTAGCCAATCCCTTTATTCGGATGCCGTTCTAAATGATTGTATAGATACCGCAGAGATTGTCATTCTGCCTTTACTCGTAAGATACTCTGAGCCAATTGTTAAAGTTGAACTAACTGATAATGTGGCTACTTTTACCACTCAGAGCGAAACTATTTTTAGCGTAGGCCAGCAGGTAGTAATCGCTGGCGTTAGCGCAACTTTTAACGGAACTCGGACTATTACCGATGTCGAACTCGACACTTTTACCGCATCAATTACCGCCGCAGATGTCACAGAATTTAATATCATACCTAGCGGCAGCGCAACGCTCGTCGGGGCTTCCAATTATATCGGAAATGCTGCCGTCGAGTCTGCCGTCCTTGCTATTAGCTGCGAAGTTTTTCAACAAAGAACAACTGGAGTCCAAGTCGAAGGCGTAGATTTCTCACCGGCTCAAAGTCCATTTAGATTAGGCCGCTCACTCTTTAACCGAGTCTCCGGCCTCTTAGGGTCTTATTTAGATACTTCATCGATGGTGGGCTGATGACCACTTCAATATCCGCAGATGTTCGAGGCGCAATCAAAACGGCTTTAGCCGGTGTAGCCGCCAATGTTTATGATGTCGTTCCCGAATCTCCAGCCGTCCCTTTCGCGGCTATCGTTCCGGATTCCCCTTATATGGAATTGGAGACAATCGGACGCGCTTCAACTAGAGTTAAATTAAATTATGTTATCTCGGTTGGAGTTGCGTATATGTCAAATCCT